TAATTCATTTAATGTTATTACTTTGTCTCCTTGTAATTCTGGAAAGTACTTAATTAGTTTTTTAGGACCTAATTTAGGCACACCAGGAATATTATCAGAATTATCACCTAACATTATTTTCATGTTTAAGTAATTTTGAGGTGACATACCAAATTCTTCTTTTACTTTATTAGGTGTGTAAAATATTTTTTTAGTTGGCGAATACACCATGACTTTATCATTAATTAACTGTAAGAAGTCTTGATCAGAAGACATTATCACTACATCGCTAGTATCTTGCATTTTTTGCGCCATATACGCGATTGTATCGTCGGCCTCTGTTCGGTCGATAGAAGCGATGTCTATTGGGAGACATTGCAAATACTCAACAAGTCTTAATAGTTGATTTTCAATAGACTCACTTTCTTCATTTTGATTTGAAAAGCCATCAAAGTTAGTGACACGTTTTAGTACCCGATTTCCTTTATAGTCTGGATATAAGTTCTTTTTATTTTGAGTTGAACCTGAGCCTTCAAAAACAATTATTACTCGTGTAGGATTAATGTGTCTAATAGCAAATCCTACTGATTTTAAAAATCCTGTTAAGCCACCAATGTGGTTTCCTTTAGGATTGATGTGATTAATTATAGCAAAACTTCTAAGAAACGTATTCATAGCGTCAACCAGGAGTACCTTTTGGGTAGTTCCTGGTTGTGCTTGTCTGGCTTTAGAAAGTCTATTTATAATTTCTTGGAAGTCCTTATCCATTATTCGTCGTCTCCAATTAAAGGTATGTTATTAACTGATTCTTCCCAATCTGTTTTGTCTTCTACTACAGAAAAATCACCATTTCCTAGAATGTTTAACCACTCATGTTTGTGTTCTTTCTTATATTTGTCAATAGCTTTTGGGTCATCATCAATAAATCCATGAACTGTAACAGTCACTGTGCCTTTAGTTGTAACACCTGTAATGTGGTTTTTATCACAAGATACTTTAGTGCGTTTAGCAAATTCTACGTCTTTACCGTCTTTAGTTGCTTTAATTTTAGATGTACCTGAGTTAGTAACATTACCAAATGTAATAACTAAACTTGAATCAAAAAACATAGTATCACCTCCTTTATTTCTCATTTTAGGTTGAGACATAGGTGTTTCAGCTGGGCTAACCCATACTTTATTTACTGCTACTAATGTATTAGTGTAAGGTAAATTTGCCTTACGAGACAAAATAACTTTCTGGTTAATAAAATTACCAAATTGTTGAGAAATAGCACCTGCATTCCATTGTGGATTATTTTTATTTGAGTCTACAGACATACGAGATGGTATACTACCAACTGAGTCCCATAAAAACAATAAGTCGTATGGTAGTCTTCCTTTAGATTGCTCATCTAACATGTCAGCTATAAAACTTGCTACATCTTCAATAGTTGTTAAACTACCTCTATCTGTATAAACAAAAAATCCTTTATAATCTACAACTTCTCCAGTGTCTTGATCAATTACTTCTTCCATTTCAAAGCCCATTTGACGAGCGTGATCCCAGTTCCATTTCATTTCTGTAATGATAAAAACTGGCAAAACGCCCATCTTTTGAGCTGATACAGCTGCTTCAATTAAAGCAGTAGTTTTACCTGTATCTGAATGGCCTCGAAGTAACGAGATATGACCCATTGGAATTCCTGGTAAAGACAAAACATCTTGAAATGCTTGACTCAATGGAATCCAATCTTGAGGTTTAAAAGTAACTGAATTGTTACTTAAGTATTTTGACTTTTTGAATGATTCTAAGTCAAAATTTCCTTTAACTGCATTTGATACAGCATCTGTTAACTTCTTTTTAGCCATGTTTTAAATATTAGAAAGGCATGTCATTATCATCATCAACTGAATTAGATGGTTTAGCAGCTACAAATAGTGCGTCAAATTCATCTTCATCAAATGGTGATTTCTTTTTAACAGCTGGTGTTGAGTAAGTAGTTTGAACAACAGGAGCTTCTTCAACAGTTTCTTCAGTTGTTTCCTCAGTTTCAGGATTTAACCAAGTCAACAAAATACCTTTCATCTCATCATAATCATATTTTTTATATAATGTTAAGATTTCAGGCTGTTCACTCAACCACATTTTAACTGTGTTTGCGTTTTCAGACAATGGAATAATTTTAGTACGAGGACGAACTGATGATTTGTTGTATTTAGTACCAGTTACATCAGGACCTACAGTTTCAATGGTCAAATCACGACCTTCATAAATGTCTGAAAAATCTCCAATGTCTTCGTCTGCTACCATACTCAATAATTCTTGGTAAGTTTCTTTACCGAATTCCCACAAACGCACTCCTTTTTCTTCTTCACCCCTAACAATTACAGGCACAAATACCCTCATTTTAGGTTCGATTTTTTTAGCCAATGACCAATTTTCTTTGTCAGTTGACTTACGAAGTTGAGAAGCAAATTCAACAATAGGATCTTTTTCACCCCAGTTGTTTAATGCTACCATAGAACGATTAGCTACTCCATAATGGAAAAACACTTCTTTAAATGGATTTGATTTGTCAAATTTAGAAGGTACAACCCTAATAATTTGTTTTCCAACAGACGGTTTCCAGAAGTTCTTAGCTCGTTCTTCTTTGTTTTGTCCACCTTTTTTGTTTTGCAAGGTGTTCAAGCGGTTTTTGATTAGATTGATATCCATAACTTTTTTTAATTTCAATTAAATATAACATAGTATTTTTGGCAAGCCAAACTTACTTTACAAATAAATTATTTTAAATATTTTTGTATTTATAATTCTCAAGTCATCACCTTGAGTTAGTAATACGCTATTTTTATAGTCAGACCAATTTATTCTATAGTTTGAGTCAGCGACACCATTATTTAATGACCTAATTAAAGTATTTAAAGCATTAATAGTATATAATGAATTTGATTCTTTTTTTCTATGTAATAAAATTGTGTTGTCAGGTATTTCAGTTAATGGTTTTTCAGTATCAACATTATATGTGATAAGATACTCAGTTGTTTGTGGTGATTCTAAAATAAATAACTTACTATATAATATAGGGTACCGTGATGTTATGCTCGCTATGGTTTCCGGCAAGTACTCATGAGCTGTAAAAGAGCAAAACAGTTTATTTTTCATGTCTATTTCTGTATTGCCCATAAATATGGATAAGTCTTTAAAAATCATAATTTGTTCCTTTCTTCATTTTTGTTATATAACCTGTTGATTCTAATAAATTTTTTATTTCTGTAACTGTTTGTGTACCATCGTTTTTACTAAAGTCTATTAGTATACTATCATATGTGTATAATACAATACTTGATGTTTTATTTTCTAAGTATTTTAGTACTTTACTTATTAATTCAACATTTGATCGTGTTTCTAAACTCTGAATATAGTAATTAAATATTTTAGTTGATGTTAAGTCAGAATTTTTATGGAGTATTCTATTGTTAGACAATTTAATTTGGTTTTCTTGTTTATATATCAACCACATTTTTTTAATTAATCCATCTACTTCTTTAAAGAATGGTTTATTTTTATGTTCATCCCTAACTCCTCCATAAATGTTTTTAAAAGTAATTTCTTTTGCTTCTTCTGTTGATACATTGAGTATTTGGGAAATTTTTTCATAAGGATTAAAACCAAGATCCATATTAATCCAGTTAGCAATAAGACTGGGATGATAAGCTGTAAAGTCATACTCAATAAAAAAATCGTTGGATGGTATAAATGCTGCTCTTGCTCCTGAGTCTTTAGGTAAAGCGGCAAAATTTATGTTGTTAAATGTATTAGAAGGTCTAGTTGTTAAATTATATAAATTATACGATGTATGTATTTTATTTTTATTAATTGAGTAGTCTTCAAAATTAGGTTCAAAATGATTATTAAATTTACTAGGTGTAGTTTTTATGCCTACTTGTTCTATGTTTCTAAATACATTAGAAAAATTATTATCAAACCAAGAATTTATTTTATTGTTTAAGTATGGTTTAGCTACTTCAAAAATTTTATTGTATTTTTCCAAGTGCTTAGCAATTGGTATGATGTTATTAATGTTGTTTCTAAAATAATGTTCTCTATAAAAATGGGTATGAGCAGGTGTATCATATTCTGATGT